ATCAGGAACCAGCGCGGCCAATGAGTACCCAATCCACGTGGGCGCTGTCACGCTGCCAGCCGCGCCACTCGCTGCGGCAGGCAAAGCTGCCACGTTCGACGTTGACGAAACCCGATACTTGACCGACCGCCCAAACTGCGTAAACGACAGCGGGAATTTGTTGGCTGTGCCGTCAGTGCGGATGCGCCCAACGCGGGCCTTGTGTGTGTAGCCAGATGGCATCGTGGGGGCAGTGCCTGACAGCGACAGCAGGCCTGCCGTGGTGCTGGTCGTCGGGTTGTAGATCACCCAGACGTGATACCAAGTACCAGCGGCCAGCGTGCCCGTATCCAGCCCATTGACGCCTGATGCGCTTGCCGTAATCGAAAGGGATGGCGAAAGTACCTGCGGGGCCATCGTGTCGGACAGCGCGACCACTGCCGATGCAGTTACCGTGATGCTTGCATTGGTCCCCGATGCCGATAGCGCCAGGTTGCGAAACCCGCCACCGGCCAGGGCTAGCAGGCCAGCCAACAGCCCAGCGTCATATTGCTGTTTCGTTACCGGGTGGAGTGCTGACGAGGCATTGCCCGACAACGTGAGCAGGCCGGCCATCGTGCCGCCAGCCTTCGGCAGTGCCGCCACCGCCTTGTCGTATGACTCTGCAAGCGCACCCTCTACGGTAGTGGCCGTGAACCTACCGCCTGCATCCTCGACGCCAATCATTGAGGAGCCCTTGCCCGTCGATGTGCTGGACAGCTCTTGCGCGGTGATGTTGCTAATCAATAGCCACTGTGAGCTGTTGAAAGTGCCGGTTGTCGTGAATGGGATGGCCGATGCATTGGCGTGGTACGTTAGTCCGCTGTACGCCACCGTTTGCGATGCCCGCGTGATCGTGAGGCCAGAGGCAAACGCGACTGGAACCTCAAACCCAATTGCAGCCAGCGCCCCCGCGACAGTGAAACGACTAACCCCCAGCCGGTCAACATAGGTCGTGCTTGTGCTGGTGATGACCTCATCGAGCTTTTGCGCGTTGAACAGCAGATCAGCGGGCGATGTGCTCGGAACTGGATCGGTCGTGGGCATGGTCAGTCGGCCTCATAGATGCGTGCGTCGTATGCCGCCAAGGCTAGGGAGACGCCCTTGCCGCTCGGCTTGATTGACGTGACTGTGTAGAGCCCTGCCGACTCAAGCTCTGACGCACTCAAGCCCACAGCTAGCGTGTACCGACTGCCACACTGGCGCACTGAATCAGCCACGTAGAGGCCCGCAGGCATGGAGCCCAGGCGCACCCCTTGACCAGTGGGGTAGCACGCCACAGGAGCCGATGGGAGGCCGTTGGTATCCGTGATCGAGATGCGGCCAGATGTCGAGCCCTGCCAGTCAATCGGCTCGCTCGTCGTGATGACATCGCCAGCGATGCTCAATACCTCCCCCGCTTGCATCCCGTCATCGCCCGCGAAATCATTGGGGTCAACCCACCGGACAAGCGACAACGGCCCCAACTGGTGCGCATCGCTCAACGCCTCGTCAGACACGCTCACACGCTGATAGATGAGCTTGCGGGCTTCAAGCTGCGCGCGGTTCTCGGCTTGCGATTGGGTGACGCAACCAAGCAGCCGGATTTTTTTGGGGTTGGAGCTGGAGCCAACGAAGGGCGCTCCTGTTGTGATGTTGAGCCTGATGTAAGCCTTCTTTGCCTGCGTGGCCTCGTCGGCGTACTCAAGTTCAACCCCATCGTTTGACGCGGGCAGGTGGGCCGAATAGCTGATGACCGAATCACCGCCGTCTGCCAGGTTGCGGTAATCAATTTGCAACTCTGGATAGGGCACAGCCTGATCACGTCGAACCGTCCACATCGTGCCGTTGCGCCAGATCACACACCGCGCTGTGTCTGCGGCCAGCTTGAGTCGGTCGCCTAGGCTAGTGTCGGCGTCATCAATCGAGCAATCAAAGCGCAGCGCTGCGGAGTCCTCTCCATGCTCTGTGTTGATGGCCTCAAACGCCGCCACATCCAAGCCGCTGATGTCGTTGCCAGCAACGCACCAGATGTGCGCCACAGCCCGCCCAAAATTGCGCGATGGGCTCAGTGTTGCCGATGACAATCCGCGCACATGGCGGCTCCACCTGACGTTAAATTTGCGCTCGCTGTACCCTGTTGCCTGCTCGGTCGCTTTGGTTGTGATGCGGATAATTGTTGCGCCTGGCAGGGTCTTGGTGGCGTAGTAGCGCACGGTATAGACCTCCTCCAATTTGGCGACATCTGCATTGCCATCACCGATCACCGCAGACGTGCGCGTGAATTGGATTCGGTACAAGCCAAGCCCGCCAGTCGGCGTGACATCGGTCGTGTAAAACCTCTGGTCGTAGGTGTCCGCTGTGTAGGTGTCGCTGCGGTTCTGGCGCGTGCCTGCAACCTCAGTGCCTACCGAGTCAATGCGCCACCATTCGGCCTTGATCGTGACAGAGCCTTTTAGACCCCGCAGAAACACCGTGTTCCAGCGCAGGCGGGAGCCAGACACCGGCATGGTGTATGGGCCATTGACGACTGGCGCGGTTCCGTTTGGCGTGATCGTAAACGTGATGCCCGATTGAGAAAGTGCAGCGCCCCAAGTGTTAGAGCTGAACGTGAATGTGCAGACACCAGCAGCAACGGTGAAGCCCTGCACGGTGCAGGTTTGCGAGAACGCGCTAGGCCCAGCGCCATAGCTGAACGCAACTAGGGCCGTGCCGGATGGCACAAGCGATTTCAGATCGGCCAACACCGCGCCGTCAGCTACGGCTACGGTGAACGATGTCGCGCCAGATGAGGCCGTTGCAGTGCCCGTGCGAGTGACGACAGCCATAGGCCCAGGCGGCGGCATCTCCTGGCCGTTTACCTCATCGCTTGCGAATGTCTCCAGCACATCGGAGATGGTCGCAACCCCAAGCTCTGGATATCCACCAGATGCCACGGGCTCGAAAACCTCATAGGTCGATCCTGATATGTCATCAATGGGCGTTTCGGCGTACTGCACAGCCGTGATCGTCCCCTTTCCCCGGCTGATGCACATCCATTCGGTGACGTATTTGATGTGGTCGATGTACTCGACGGTAGACGGCTGGATCAGGTCAGGCCACACGCGCCGATAGCCGTACACATCGGGGATGGCCTGATAGGCGCGGGCGACATTCGATTGCGCTGTTAGGGCGTTGTTTGGGCTGTCCTTTCGGGTGACTCCTGCGCTATAGCTCGGGACATCTGGCTTTGGCACCAGCGCCGTGACAGCCTCGGTCGTGCCGCGCAGTGAGGCGTATGTCACAGACACCGGATCAAGGCCAGCCGGGCGCCTGATTACCGTCACCGACTCACCAGACGGCGCTGCATCAAGCCGTGGATCGGTGAGAGGGTCAACCTTGTCGCCGTTGATGAGCAAGTCGCACTCAAAGCCGCTAGGGATGTGCTTTTCGATGTTGGCCTGAATCGTCATCGACGGGTCAAGCGCGAAACGCTCGACACCGCAGATGCCAGCCGGGTCGTTGATGATCGTCAGCATTTGGTGCGCCTGTAAAAACGGATGAGCCCATAGGCACGGCGCAGCACATCAAGGCGGGTTACGCGGACACTGCCGCCCGTTTCGTGTGAGCCTTCGGAATGGATGGCGCGGGCGTCGTCCAGCAAAATGCCAACGTGCTGCGGGCATCCATTGCGCCATGACATCCAAGCGGTGGCGCCCGCGACAGGATCGCACTCGACCCAGCCAGATGACCGCGCAAATCCTGCCGCGACATCGGTGTGAGGCACGGTGCCAAGATCGACACCAAGCACTTCGCGGTAGTACAGCACCACAATTCCATAACAGTCTGCGCCATCGAAGCCACTGCGCCACCTGACCCACGGCGCCCCAACAACTTTCGCCGCAAATTCACTGGCCGTCATCACAGAGTGTTCCCCTTGTGCAACTTGCGCTTCTTCTGGATATACGCATCACTAGCAGACTTTGCATCACTGAACCGGCCAATCACAATTGTTTTTCTTTGAACGGTTATCTGCGCGATCCATTTGCCTGACCGGCCCTCAAGGTGGATGCCTAGAATCCCTGACTTGTTGTTCTTGTTGGGCTTCCACCTGTTCTCAATGTTGGTCGTGTTGTCTACTTCCCGTAAATTGCTCCACCGATTGTCAGAGCGACACCCATTCATGTGATCTACCTGATCGGTCGGCCATTTACCAGTCATGCGCAGAACGGCAAGTCGGTGCAATAGATAGTTCCCACCATCTATCCCCACCTCCAAATACCCAAGAGAGCCAACCGACCCCACAACCATGCCTGCGGGGAATTTTTTTCCATTGCGCCCGCCCGCAGGGATGAGCCTTGAAAACAATCCAGTCTCCGGGTCGTAGCGCAGCAGCTCGCGCAGCCGCTCGGCAGTAAGTTCTTTTTTCAAGGCAAGCCCCTTGCGCAGCACAACGAAGGCGGCAGGCTTGCTTAAGGCTTTTCGGGTTGCATCCCTATCCGCATTAGCCATGCTAGGAACGCTCAGAGGATTTCTAGGCCCGTGAACACGCTCGGGTCATATGTCACCGACACGTTGCGGCGCAAGGGGTTGTCGATGGTTGCCGACACCTGAACACCATCGGTAGAGAACGATATTCCACCGTCCTGCGATGCGTAGAGCGCCCACGTGATTTGTGGGGTGGTCATCTCGCCCAAGTACACGGCATAGGTGATGGCGATGGGGGCACGCGAGCCCGACGCCTGCACCAGCCTCAATTGCCGCTTGAACTCACGACCAACCACCGCACGCGAGAACACCATAGACAACTTCGGTTGCGCCGTGTTGCCCTGCTCTGGCGGCGTGATGGACATGGGCGCCGGTGTGTGCTCATACCCGCCCAGCATCACCGGCTCAAACTGGTTCGCCACCAGCCGAAATGCTGCGCTGAATGATGGGTGTGTGAACGTGATCGCGTGATATTCAGGGAGCGGGCTCTTTGTGGCCCAAAACGTCTTTTTGTCCATCACGCACCCGGCAACTCATCAGTTACAGCAGCGTCAAGCAACTCACCCCAGACCCACCACTCAGGCAGGCCAGCGATCAGCGCACCAGCGCCTGCATACTCGGCCGGGATGACCTGAGAGCGAGCCATGATCGTAGCCGTATAGCCGAACGTGTCGCCATCCTCAGAGGTAGGCAAGAGGCTGTCAGGCGAGAACCTGCACACGTGCTCTACCACCCCGAACTCGGTACGAATCGGCATCGTGAACTCAGCCACCCCGCGCCCGATCACGTCACGAAACCAGAACTGAAACGCGATAGCCTCAAGCCTGGTGAAGCGGAACGACGCATCCCAAAACACCGGCACATCTGTGCCCGTGGCCTGAGCGTACCCATAGCCCCGGCGAGGCTGCGCTATAGAGAACGCGGCGGGCTGGCTGCGGCTCTTGCCTGCGCGCAGGATCGTGCGGAAATGGAGGGGGTAGGCGGCTGGCATGACGCCATGCTAGGGAGTGCGGCACAATCCCCAATTTGCCAAAGGGGAGCCCATGCGACTGATGCTGATAACCACCGCCGCTATTTTGGCGGGCTGCTCTAGCGCCTCTGGCGTGCTGGTGACTGATGAGGATGTGTCCCGCCTGAAAGTCGGCGCGACGACGCTTGCCCAGGCCGTCGCTGAATTAGGCCCCCCAACATCGACAACAAGATCAAGTGAAGGCCACGCATTGGTCAGCTACTCACGCGCTCAGTATTCAATGGGCGCGCTTGTCATGCGCTCGGTGATGCTCAGATTTGGCACTGATGGCGTTCTAGCCGAAGTCACCCTCTACGACTCCAATAGTGGGCAGCGTTGATCACAGACGCCCCTGCACGTTGGTGGATGAGCGCATGGCAGACCACACGGGGCCGCTATTGTCGCGGATCTGGCCAGAGACAGCCGCTACCGCCTGAGCCACAGCAACCGTCACCGTGTTCGATGAATTGTCGTAGCTGGCCGATGTGCCAGGGGGGGCGTTGTTAATGATGATCGTGGGGGCACCACTGCCGCCCACTTTGTCGGCAGATGTGACGCGGCCACTTGACGACGACATCATGTATTGATTGCCGTTCGACGCCGTGAACATCTCAGGCGCCCCGGATTCGTTGATTCGGTACAAGCTACCGCCCGTGGTTGTGCCACCATATCGGCGAGCACCAGCAACTGGGGCTGTAG